AAAGTATCTATTACAAGGAGATGTAAACCGTTCTCATTCATCACAAGTTATAACAGCATCTGCTGGAGCAAGCACTATTCAATCAAATGCATTACCTAGTCTTAAAATGAATGTGGCATTTAATGAGTCTGCAGGCACGGGCCCTTATATAAATACTTTATATGCAGCTAAGTTTATTGATGTCAATCTTACGAATATGACAGTTGTCTCTAACAGCATTGAGATTCCTGTGTCTATTGACACAAAGGGCAATAAGGTTAGTGGATTGCAATTAGAGTTTAACTATGACGCTACTAAGATTAAGTTTGATGAGATGGCAACAGCTGTTCCTAATGGGTGGTACATCTTCGCTAATACAAGACAAGGGGTTGTAAAGTTTGGAGCGCTAGACCAAAACAAACAGGAGACGATAACAGGAGTTAGTATTCCGTTTAAACTTAAGTTTAGCACTATTGGGGAGGGTGTAGATGTTATAACATCAATCAAGGTCTCTCCTACTATGGATGCTAGTGATGCTAATGGTAGCCAGCTAGGAATAAATTTAAACACAACACAAATTAAGTTAACGGGTTATAATAATTTTTAATATGAAAAAATTCACAATTTATGTTTTTGCATTACTTTCTTGTACGAAGACTGACATACCGCAGCCACAAGTTATTGACCTTGGTGTTAAATCTACATCAACCAATATTAAATCTATTGCCGTTCTTGGCAATACGGTAACAGCTGAATTTGAGACTACTGTAGGCGCTAAGTATATTATACAGATAGTTCCTTTCGGTAAGGATGAGCCTGTCAAAAAAGAGGGTTTTACGGCCTTAGAACCAATTACTAAAAAGACATTAAATTTGTCCGACTTAAGTAAGAAAGATTACGACCTTATCTTTATGGATATTAATGGTAAGGAAACAAAATACCCGATAATTATAAAATAAACAAATATGTCAGAAGAACAAGAATCAACAGGCTCTAGTCTAAAAAAAACAATATTAGGTACTATAGCTACAGTTGTAACTGCAGGTGGTGCTTGGTTAGCTTCAACTTTGTTTGGTGGTGGAAGCGATGAGAAACCACAGCCAGTTCAAGCGGCTCCTGTAATTAACATTACAAATTCTAATCAGCAGTCTCAAGCTGTTGGAGGTAATACTTATATTATAAATAAAAAAGCTGCGGATTCAGCTAAACCAGCTCCTAAGAAAAAAGAGGCGGATGAGTTTAAAGAAAAACCAGCAGCTTGGTAATGGCAAACGCAAAACCTAAGAAACGAGCAATGAGAAGTGTACGCTCTGGCGTTAAGAAGGCTCAGTTGATTAAAAGCAATCAAGAGGCGGTATATAATGTGTGGACAATTCTAAATTGCCAACAAGCATTATTAGTGTCAAAATGAACTATAAATAATGGATATCAGTCAGAAAACGCATTTTTTGACTTATAAACCATAATTAAATGATTGATAAATGAAACTATACGTAATTATATTGTGTTTACTATTTACTGTTTATGGTGAAGCTCAGATAGCAACCACTAAGACAGAAAATTATAAGGCATCATTTGAGACTAAGATTGACATATCTCAATTTATGGATTACGATGGCCCTCAGATTCCGATACAAATATTAAAATGCGGTATATCCGACGAAATATATGAACAATATCCAGAACTTAAAGAAAAAAGAGTGGGCCTTGGGGTTGCAAACATTACGCTTGAGTACCTTGAGAATCTCAACAGATTCACTTTTACAGAAGACAAGACAGAAATTAAAAACCGTATGGTTAAACAATTCCAAGCCTCGCAAGCAGGAATTTCTCAAGATAAGTTGGACGGAAGAGGAAAGATTAGACTAGCACACTACTTCGTAGAGATTGAGTGCTACGATTATTCTATATCAGAGGACGAGGAGATTAGAGTGAAGGATGGTATTAAGGAGACTGTTGTTACTAGAATAGGATTACAAGTAAGATTCACAAATGCCGAGACGGGCGAAATTATAGCGGCCTCTGGACTAGGGGAAGCAAAGACCACTAGGGAGGCAAGCCTCTTAACTACCGAGAATTTATCGGAAGTTAAATTTAACCAATCAACCATAGGAACAGCCACAAAGAAAGCACTAGATATTGCGTGTGCTCGCATCCTATCCAGAATGGTTAAAAAGAATGTATTTACAAAATAAGTTTATTTTCTCTCTACTATTGGTAGTATTACTACCTGTATTGTCGTACTCTCAAATACTTACGAATACTTTCGTAGACCCTTGCAGCAAAAAGGTAACGGTCTTTATAGTACCACTGCAGGGGACTACGATTGTTTTTATGGGTAAGGCTAAGTTCTTTACAGCTACGGATGTACGTAATGGTTCATTTACTTCTTGGATAAACCAAGTCTATGCAGAGTATTCTGCTCCTTGCGCTATCTCTCAGTTAACTCAACAAGTAACTCAACAGACTGTAACAGCTAGTGTGTCAGCGGCTGTCAGTAGTGCTGCAACTGCTGCGGCTAGTTCAGCATCATCAGCTGCTAGTAGTGTCGCTGCCAGTGCGGCCTCTAGTGTAAGTGTTCCAGTGAGTGCTCCAGCTCCTACGCCAGCTGCGCCATCTTCTAGCGCACCAGCACCCGCTCAAAGCGAGGGTGGTTCTTCTCCTAGCTCGTCTAAAAGCGAGTCTAGTTCTTCTGAAAGCAAGTCGGAAGCAAGCAGCGATTCCAAGAGCGAAGACTCCAAGTCCGAAAGCAAATCCGAAGAAAAGAAGGAAGAGAAAAAAGAAAGTAAGAAGGAGGAAAAAAAGAAAGCTAGTGCAAAGGCTGTGCAGACGCCTCTTATATTTTCTTCTGATTTTAGTGGGGTGCAGCAAGTTCAAGGTGACTTTAATTTAATGGGCAATTTAGGCGTTTCTAGGGCCTCTATGGCTGGCGATGTATCTTATGGCTCAACGCTAACCATCTTCTCAAATTTAAGGCAATTTGCCCTATCTACGCGCTATTCTAAGATGGACATCAAGAACGGCAATTTGTGTGGTATTGCAACAGGCTCTTACACAGTAGCTTACAATAAAGGGGACTTACTACACATTGGGGGATATTCGTATGTTATGATGAAAAATTCATATATATACGGGTATGCCTTAAGCCTTATTAACACATCTATACCATTTGAGGCTACCAATCAGCAGTTCTGGACGACCTCTATAGTGCTGTTTGGTATGAAACCTATTACCTACAGCAAAAGATTGGGCATCACCCCAGAGTTATTCATTATGTCTAGCCCTGTATCGTACTCGTCAAAGTCAAGGGATTTATCAGCCGTGAGCCAATTAAGCTACATTATCGGCTCATCTTTTGATATATCTATAACTAAGAGGTTCAGACTCAGTACAAACATTAAATATATGGGGCCCGTGCATACAATAGGGCTGTTAGTAGGTACTAAATTTAATTTGTAACCAATTTGTTAAATAGATAGGGTGTAATATGTAAAATGTTGTAACAGAATTAGGGCAGATATGTCACTGATTTATATGGATTTGTAACAAAATTTGTTAATTGTTGGTAGTCATACTACGCAAGTGTTCACATTTTTAAACCTTTCACGGGTTCGTGAACATCACAAATTGTGTAACATTAATACACTTGTTCGTACGATAAAGTGTCATTAAAGTAACATATAGATATTGTTATGTTACTTTTAAGGGACTTTATGAGCAATAGGGTATAAGAAATATCTTTCGTAAATTTGTAATATGAAAATAGTAAAACTTATAGCATTGGTGATAGTTGGAGCGCTTGCTTTAAATTTCATCGTTAACGGATTTCACAACCCATTGGCTCCCAACATCAAGTATGTTAATGGTAAGCCTTACGAAGTTATCAAGCACGATATTGATACTGTTGATATTGTAAAGACTAAGGTGGTTACAAAACAAGGTAAGGACATCTTCCACGATACGACAATCTTCGTACAGATTCCTATGAACATAGATACTATGGAGATTATTAAAGCATACTTTGCCAAGAATGTTTACAAGGATACCTTGCATTTACCAGACAGCTTAGGATTTGTAGCTGTTCAAGATACCATCAGCGAGAATAAGATTCAAGCTAGAAAGTATACAGCTAGTGTAAAGCAAAGGACAATAAAGGAGACGACTATAGTAAAAGAGTTACCTAAGACTAAAATATTTTGGGGTATAGGTATGGGCTTTGATAAAATCAATTTTGTCAACCACGTAGGAGCCAACTTGCTCATCAATACAAAGTGTGATAAACTATATAACTTTGGGGTAGGTGTTGACATTAATAAAACACCATTTCTTAACGCGTCCATATATTGGAAAATTAAATAATATAATATGAAAAATTTCTTACTTAGAATGTTCAGCGACAAGTCTGACATAAATCAAAAGGCTGTATTAGGATTAGTAGCATTTTTATTAATGGCTATCTATGCTATTACAGATGTGGTTACAGGAGCAATGGGAATTACTTTTGTAATTGAACCTATTGTATTTAACGGACTTATGTACACAGCATTGACTATGTGTGGTATTACAGGCGTAGAGGCTGTATTTGGTAACAAGAATATAAAAGATAAAGAATGAATTTAGAAGCGTTAAAGGGGCATATTCCAGATACGGTTATAGCACAGATTCCAGCTGTATCTGAAAAGTTTGGCGTCAATACTCCATTACGTTTATCTCATTTTTTAGCACAGACAGGACACGAGAGTGGTGGATTCAAAGCTGTGTCAGAGAACTTAAATTATGGTGCTGCTGGTTTACAAAGTATTTTTAAGAAATATTTTACACCAGAGAGTGCTAAAGAGTATGAAAGAAAGCCAGAAAAGATTGCTAATATTGTATATGCTAATCGTATGGGTAACGGCCCTCAAGCATCTGGTGAGGGATATAAGTTTAGAGGTCGTGGTTACATTCAGTTAACGGGTAAAGATAACTACTCAGCCTTTGATAAGACAGTTGAAGATGACATCTTAGCTAACCCAGACTTAATAGCAACAAAGTATCCTTTACTATCTGCTGCTTGGTTTTGGAGTAAGAATAAGTTAAATGAGGTTGCAGATGGTGGTGCAACAGACGAGACAGTAACAAAGGTTACTAAGAAAGTAAACGGGGGAACAATCGGATTAGAGGATAGAATAAAACATTTTAAAGAATATTATCAATTATTATCATAATGGCAAGAAGCATCTTTTTATTATTTGGGTTTATTTTAATTTTATGTGGGCTTATACTAGCAGTAAATGCTTACGAATTAAAAGAACAAGAGAAGAAAATAAATACTTTAACTAAGCAAGTAGACTCATTAACAGCTGAATTAGATTCAACTAAGATGAGTATTTACTACAAATAACAAATTATTTATATGAATAATAAACCATCAGAACAGCCTAGTAATATAGCTATATCATCCGTCTCTTTAGACGTAATTAAAAACATCTGTGTAAATGCCTAAGAATTCAATGGCAGGGAAACACCCTAGCTACTTAAAATTAAATTGGAGTCCATCATCTATCGCTCGTAAAAAAGCGTATGATACAAAGTATGCTTCAACTGATAAACAAAAGAAGTATAGAGTTGCTCTAAACAAAGCTAATCGTAAGGCGGGAACTTATGGTAATGGGGATGGTAAGGATATGTCTCACACTAAGAAGGGTAAGATGGTAAAAGAAAGTGAATCTACTAACAGAGGCAGGAATGGTCAGAATGGTAAATCAACTAAAAAATAAAACATAAGATAAAGTATATATATTTGCACAATAATTAATAAAAAGAGATGGACAATTTTAAGATTTCGGATGAGGTAGGCATACCAAGCACACTAGGCGCAATAATTTTAAATCTTATGAGCATTTTTAGCATTTCTAGCATTAATATGTTACTTACATTAGGTATATCTACCTTGTCAATTATCTATCTTATAATTGGTATCTCTATTAAACTTAGAGAACTTAAAAAACTTAAGAAGGAAAATTCTAAGCCTTCTTAGTTTTTGATGTGTAATCCATCTTAGCTGTATCGTACTTATATATAATCTCTCTCATTCTAATCTTAATTTTATTAAGGCTATTTTCCAATTTTGCAGCGCTTGCTTTTAAAATTTCTAACTCTACAGTATCATTCATTGACTCGGTTTTATTTATTATCTTCATAGTAATTATTTTTTTATGATTATTCTAGTAGAGGAATTGGAAACGGCAAATATACAATTTAAACGTCTTTATTTGTGCTCTAAAACAGACCCAATAAAGATACTTGAAGAAAATTATATTGATGACTTTATATCCTACGATGACGGTGTCTACGCGGATATAAATGACCCCTTCTTATTGTCCTACATATATTATAATTAAAATATATGTGTGAACCTACATATCTGCCCATATATCTTGTGATGTAAGAACCCTTCTATTGCTTTAGGGCTGTGGACGTAGCCATTTCGGTGATGCCAACTATCTGCTCCAGATGGGCTTCTAAGGGATTCTATAGTAACACCCATAATATCTCTAGAACGCTTGTGGTGTATATGGTGTGTATAAAAGTATCTGTGATTAACTACAGCCCAATCCTCCTTAGCCTCGTGTGCCATTAACAATGGCAAATCATTTTCTTTAGCTCCGTCTCCGTGCGTAGTTCCAATAAGATTGTTGTAATATTTAAAATATTTTCTATGTGCTATAGAACAATTAAATGTAATGTGTTTATCATTATGAAACCAAGATTGGATAGTGTCTGCTAAAAAAAATCCGTTAGTATAATCGTGGTTAGATGGGTCGTACTGAACGTGCACATCAGCAATCTCTCTTAGCACCTCTAGTACCTCTACGTGCATCTTCCTAGCTATCAAGAAGTTATCGTACCACATACCATCTGTATCTTGTGGAGTACCCGATGTTGTCTGTCTTTTAGGGGTATCTATGTGTAGAACATCATTACCTATAATGTATAGTATCTTATCTGTCTTGAATGCCGAGGCCTTCTCCACAATACCATAGACACCATCTAAAACTCTCTTAACAGCTATCTTATTGTTGTATTCATCTCCTGTCTCAGATATAGCGGCTAGCTTACCTATATGTATATCAGCGGGGTCAATAACTAATAAGTGTGAGTCCTCTGGTTTCTTAACATCTCTCTTGACTGTATTGTACTTAGGTGCGTGGTCAATCATATCTTGAACAATATCTTTTCTGATATCATCGTAAGATACTTGAGCGCCTCTAACATTAATAGAGAAGCGTTCTCCTTTAAACCAATAGTATTTAACGTCTTGAACAGGGATGCCTTGTGCTACGCACTCTTCTGTAAGGGCTGAATGCTTGTCTCGGATGTCTTGCAGGATTTCGTACTCGCTCTTGGTAATGCGAGGACGTAGTTCTTTTTTGCTCATAGTGTTAGATGGGTTAGTAATTGGTTTTGCTAAACTACAACTTCTTTATGAAATCAACAACTTCTTTACATTCTTTTTGGTTTTTTGGCAAAAATATATGTGGCTGTTGGTGGTCATCACTAAGTCCGTACTTAAGTAATTTCCATTTTAGTTTATTATCATTACGCTGAAACCCTTTGGTATCAACGATTACATTCTTTCCGTAATCAATAAATTCAAAATCAACAGTCAAGGTCATAGCCCTAATTGTTTTTCCTTGGTATTTAAAAGGGGGATGGAGTTCGTAGGGAACTTGAAAGTCAAACTTTAATCCTTCACTACGACAAAGTTCATAGAAGAATAATTCTAGTCTAGAATCAAATTTTAAACCGTACTTAATATGTTTTTTTATTTGCCTCATTAACCTAAAGATAGCTCACTCTTGCAGTATGATAGTGATGTCCTCATTATCTCTATCTTGTAGTGGGCCTCTTTTATTAGCAACTCCATAACCACATTGTAGAAACTGCAGTCCCCTATCTCGTAGGCAAGCACGACCTTCTTCTCTGTGGCAGACATATCTTCTGTCTTTATGTTCATCATCTTCTTCATAGACAGCTTATCGGTTAGGATGTCAAGTTTTGCTTTACAACTCGCACCCATACCTAGTATACCTGTAATCTCAGTAAGATGTTTGATAATCTCTGTAGGGTTAGAACAGTCAATCTGTTTTGATATGACTTTCTGGAAAGAGTCATACATCTGTACGCACTTCTCAAAATCTTTTTGCTCGTCAGAGCCTTCTTTAAATACTTGTTTCATATTTTAGTTGTTTTTATATTTTATTTTTTAGGGCCAAAGTGATTTTTTAAACCTTTTATAAATTGTTTATTAGTGGGTATTAAAGGTTCTCCTGTACTTGGATTCCCATATATCTTAACATCGTTTTGGTCTACTGTTCTAATATCTCCTGTATTATACAATCTAATTATGAATTGAGGATTAGAGTGAATAGACCCGCCAATCATAAAGATTGCTACTCCGTATCCTAATGGTGTTTCTACATCAAAAGGATTTACTATTTCGTGTATTGTTTGAATTATCATTTTATTTGTTTAAGTTTAAGAGTATCCCTGCCCTATTAGGATAACCCACTACAGTTATTAATAATTTAATTGCAGGGATAACATCTTAAATATTTTTGTTTTCATCAAATAGGTCTTCACCATTATAATTAGGATGATTTTCTTTCATATAATCAATCCCTCTTACCCAAAAGAAAGAGATAATTGCTGCTAAAAATACGCTGCATCCAATTGTAATTAAGTATCCCATATTTTATTTGTTTTTAGGTTTTATTCTTAAAGCAAACTCCTTGCCTAATGACTCAGAGTATACTCTTGTCTTTTTTATTAATGCATTCTTAAGTACGTGCTGACCTATTAACAGCTTTTGTTGGGCTATCTTTAGTGTCTTAAATTCTATCGCATTCTCTCTTCTCTTCTTGATATCCTTGATAGATAAATCATAAGCTAGTATCGGTAATGCTGAGTCATCTATAAATTCATATCCCATATTAAAATCTGCATTTATGTTTTAGTAATAATAATTCTCTATTGAAAGGAAGCTGTCCGTGTATATCAACAAACTCCAATCCATTATTCATTCGTAACATAATAGGAGTCCCTTGTGTGGTAGGCATACCTCCTGTCTCTCTATTTCTAACCTTATCAATTGATACCTCTGTAAACATCCACTCATCTGCTGATTTAATCTTTCTATGAAGTGTTACAAAGTTATCTGCTCTATTGTATAAAGCTGCTCCGCCCTCAGTATCTGATGCGTGTGGCATCTTTTGGTTACCACTACTATCTCTATCTCTTTGGGAGGCTGTCGTAGTGTGAACAGATAAAAATATCGTGGTGTTGTATTTCTTAGTAAAGTTTAACATCTCGCTGTATGCCTCGTAGTCGTATATGTATTTATTCTTAGCCGCAGTTAACTCCATCTTAAGTGAGTTGTAGGGGTCAATGAATACACCCTTCAATGACTTGTATTGCATTAGCATCTTTGAGTGCTCTAGTATCTCTCCATAGGTATACATATTATCGGTAGATAAGATAAAGAAGTGTTCATCTACAAATCGTAGCGATACGTTATGCTCTTGGTCAGACATCTGCTGTATCTTCTTACCTATAAAGAACTCCATAATCTTCATCTTAATAGAGGCAGACTGATTCTCTCCCATATACAGCATCCAATTCCAATTGTAATGTATCGCAGATAGGAATATAAGCCACAAATTGACCGTTGTTTTACCAATATGACTGTGCGCTAGGGAGGCATAGAACTCGCCCTCCTTGAGCCTTAAATGCTTATCTAAATCATCGTAGCCAAAACCATACCCCATAGGGATAAGTCCTGCCCTAAATCTATAGATATAGTCATCATCTCTGCTGTTGGATGTAAGGAAAGATAAGTCCTCCTCCATTACACCTATCTCTCTGACAGCCTCTCTATAATCTATCTCAATTTCAGATATAGGCTTAGTCATTCCGTGTCTTAGTCCGTCATCTATCGTACTGATAGCTAACTGCATATCATCAATATTCTTCTTGCCTATCTCGTGTATTAGAATATCCTTAGCCATATCATACTCAATATGTTTAGTAGCTATGTAACCTCCTAATAAATTAGCGGCCTTTAATAATACGTGGTGCTTCTCCCCATCGGGAGCAAGTCGTATCATCCTAGATGCTATATCAATTTTCTTATAGTCAGTAAACCCATCGCCCATATGGATATTAGATTTCTTCTGCTCATCATCTAAGACAATGTCAAAGAAGGTGCTTGAAGAAGTATTAATATAAATATCGGGGTCGTAGGATAGATATAAAACTCTTGATGGATTTCTAGCTGTAGGGTCTAGTCCCTTAATAGTTTCAAGTAAAGCTTTGTAGTGTTGCGTATGTTTATTGCCATCTCCTATTCTGACAAGTCCGTGTAGGCCCTTGCCACTAGAAGATAACCATAGCGCGTATATGTATGGATTATTTATTAAATCTTTTTTAACGGATTCAATATTATCAATGTCATCAATGTCAATGGGAACAAATCCGCTGTGGGATGTTAATGATTTATCATCTCTATATGAGATGTATTTTTCTCCGTCCTCTCTAGATTTTTCAATAGGCTTAGCAAACTCTCCAGAGAATAAAGCGCAAGGTAGTTCAGCTTTGAGCGACCTTATCTTGTACTCTTCGGTACAGTTTCTAATGTTATCTACTTTGTCTTTATACCTGCCATTTTTAATGGCCTGTAAGACACTTTCTATAGGGACGAAGTGTGGCTCACTAATATTAGTGATACTCTTGAATAGTGTAACTTTTTGCATAGAAAGTTTGTGTTAAAAAACCCTCACGATTTTTAGGCCGTGAGGGATACTTACAATTAGGATTGCTCCTTCATCAAATCAGAAAAACTAAAACGGAAGATTGTCAATATCTGTCTCCACATTTACATCTTGAACAGCTACTTTATTAGTTCCTGTTGGCTTCCACGTATCTAGTACAGCGTATACGTTGTTG